TGGAAATCAAGTACTTCTTTTCTTAGCGATGACTCTAAATACTTACATGACAATGACTATTATCAGGAATACTCTTACGACATATCAACTATCATTGATCCTGATTTATACAACACACTAATTAAAGATACTGTTGGAGTTGCGGGCACAAAAGTCTTCAGTTCTCCTCTCATAAATAGTGTTAATGATTTAAACAGTAAGCTTGATGTAGAGTTTCAAGTTTGGAATCTAAGTAACGAGAACTTAATGACAGAAGGATCTGGATCTGTGAACATGAAGACTGAGTTTAACTCTGATACCAATAACCCTCCAGTCACTACAGTACGACCAGGGTATACTGGTTCTGACGAACTTGTAGCGCAAATAATTCAACTTGATACATCATTAACAGATAGTGTCGAGACATCGATAGGAACTTAAGGTAACATAATGGCAAAGATTATCACAGAAAATTTTAGAGTAGAGACTGCAAAAGAAATATTCTCTAGCTTTACTAGTCAGAACGAAACGATTGCGACAAACTTTCTGGCGGGTCTGGATTCTTACGTTGCTAATAACAATAGCGTAACCTTAAGCACCGCACAGAAAGATCAAATACAAGATATTGTAGAAGTACAGCTTAACGAGAATATTCCAGTAGCGTCTTATTATATCATGGGATCTAGTATCGATAAGGCAAGTTCAGTTAAAAACACTCTAGCAGAACAAAGAGATTTTAAGAGAAGGGTTATCTTTGGTAACAAAGTTACAGATGAAAACATTCGATATATGTTTTATAAAAATGCTTGGACTACTGGTACAGTATACGATGACTTTGATGACACTCAAGATACTTCAACTGTAAATAGTATCGTAACTGTATCGAATGCTGAACTTGATTATGAAGTGTTCAAATGCATTGAAAATAATAATGGTTCTCCTTCAACATCATCTCCTACTTTTAATGGCATAGATGCTACTTCTTACGAGCAAATATATTCAGCGGATGGATATGTCTGGAAATATCTCTTTACTGTACGAAGAGCAGACGATAGAGTTTTTGGCACTGATGATAGTTTACCATTGCCTTATCCTTCATATGGAGACACTAAAGTAATTGCGGCTGCTAAAGAAAGCATTTCGCAGATTATTATTGAGGATACTGTCACTAACTTATTTTCTGGCTACAGATTTGGTGATCCAGAAATAGATAATGACATAAGCACTGTTAAACTCAAAGGCTTTGCTGGAACATCAACTT